AGAAATCTCCGATTGGAACACTTATTTCTGTCACAGTACCGTCTTCGGCAGTGACTGTTAAAGTAATTGTACCAGCCGTATCATCTCTCACCCATGCAATTTGTGCACCCTCTACATTTGCTGTACCGGATGTTGCGCATGTATCTGTTGAGCTATCGCAGCTAGTACCAAACATATTATCAACTAATTGTTTAGACAAATTAGCGTATATTCTAGATTCTACATTCTTAATAAATTTAGCAATAGTTGTATTCTCCAATTCACGTTGTGCTGCAGCTGCAGCTGATTTCTCGTCGGCTTCTACATCCTTACTTCTAGAATATTGAAGTTGTTCGATACTTAAAACATGTGAAGAATAACCATGCTTAGAAAAAGCAGGATTACCGAACTCGAATACGAGTTCGCTTGACATAATTTTTTGTGGAATGATGGCTACAAGTAGCGCAATCGAAAATAATTTAATTGTAGTCAGCACTCCCATATTAGTTTGTGCTTTCATATATTATTTATTTTCAGGCTCTTTTTTTTCTTTTTCCTGCAATTGAATTACTGCATCTAATTTAGAACGCAATCTAATAATATCATTATCAAGCATTCTTATTCTATCTAAGAGTGCAATTAGTACTTTATGTGTTTCACTTAAATTCTTTTTTATGTTCTTTGTTGTAAAATTGTAGACAAACCAGATAAACCAAGCCATGCCTACTGCTGCTAAAGTAGGAAAACCGTAAACACTTAATATCTCTACAATAGTCTTCATATCATTACACCTAAACCAAATCCAAGAAAGAATGTAAAGATACCTGCTAAGACCATGTCAACATCACGCCACATGTAATTATTCTTATTGTATTTCTTTAAATCAATCACGCCTAGCATCCTCTTTACCATTAGCTCTTGCTATACGTTCTTCATCGGGGTTTAATTGTAAAACATGAGATATTTGAACATCGAGTTTAATCATGTCATTATTCATGTTTCTTACTCGATTATCTAATTGTGTGATTATTGACTTTTGTGTATTGATTGAACCAACAACTGAATCTAAAATGTACTTTAAAATAATGTATATAAAGATAGCCATGACTACCGCACCAGCCACGGGCAGCCCGAAATCATTTAACAGCATTAAAAAGTCTTTCATATTAACCACTCTTTATTGGGCTACGACTTACAACTTTCTTTCGATATGTTCCGTCAGGCAGTTGTTCTAAAACATCTTCGGGTATATCGATTTTTGCTCCATCGCTATCATAATCAATTGGCCCACCCATTTCATCAGCCAATTGAGCATAGAAGTCTGGTGTTTCCTGAATAAACTCTTTGAGAGTCTTTTGTTGTACAGGTTTTTTATCACCTAATAGATTATAGTAATGGTCTTTTTGATAATCCCTCTCTACATCTATATCTTCTACGTCTGGAACTATAGGTTGAACCACTGAATCTTCGGTTTTGATTTCTTCAGTTTTTTTTTCTGGTTCTACCTTTGGAGCTGGTGCTATCGGAGTTGGTCTTTGTGGACGCTCTCTTCTTATAATATCATTCCATGCTATCAATAACGCAACCGCTAATGGGTCGAATACAATAACTAAAATAATAATCACCCATCTAACAGCGTCTTCAAGAAGTCCTCTATCAACATCTCCATAGATAAGTTCTGCAATATATTTAATCGGACCAACTTCTGCCTCTAACTTCCTGTACTCTTTTTCATATACAAGTTGCTCAGTTTTTAGTTCGTCTTGTAAAGCTTGTTCGATATCTATCTTATTTTCTAAATCAGCAATTTTACCATCAATATCTTCTGTCTTCTGTTCTGATTGTACTCTATAAGATTTTATGACATCTTGTAAATCTTTTATTTGGTCTTTATATTTGTTATCAATATTTGTAAGTTCTGCCTTAAGTTCAGCATTAGCAATATCAACTTGCTCTTGTTTCCTAGCATTTGAGCCAAAACCAGTAATTGTGTCATTGATTGTTCTTACTTTTTCATTGTAAGCATCATTAGCTGCTTTCTTTTCATTTTCAATTCTATCATATATCTTATCTAATTGTGCTTGTTCATTACCTATTTGTATATCAACTCTTTCACTATTGGGTTGCAAAAGTCTTTTAATTTCAGCATCCCATCTATCAATTTTAGCTTCAGACCTTATAAGTTTCTCTTCAATAGAGTCTACTAAAGCAACTTGTTCCATAGACATAGATGATTGTTCAACATGAGCTTTTGATAAGAAACCGAAGATACCTAGTGAAGTAATGAACATTAAAAGACCAACAGCAATTATAAGATAAGACTTTAAGAGTAGTTTAGTCTCTTTCCAATACTGATGCAGATAAACTACACTTACTAGTTTACCAATCTCAAGTGCTGTACCCATTATAATAATAGGTATCACTGCAGCCGCGAAAATAGTAGCCAATCCATATATTGAATAGTAGGCTGCAATCGCGGAAATTGTTAAGGCTACGGGAAGTAGCATCCATTTCATCATATTGTATTTATAGTAAGTATCAACTCGAGATTGCACTCTTAAAGAATTTGAAAAAAAATATGTTGTAAGGTATAATCTATTCGTATGTTGAAATTTTTTCGAAACATATTTAACTACGTAAGTAAGGAGGGCCACATGGCTAAACGTAAAACTCAAGAGCAAAAAGTAATTGATGCTCTTTCAAACGGTGCTGAATTGACTGCCGCTCAAATGAGAGACAGGTTCAATTTGGTGAACCCAACTGCTGTAGTGACAAACCTAAGACAAAAAGGGTTTGCTATTTACGGCAACAAACCTGCTAAGTCTAGCAGAAGTAGAGTAACAAGGTATCGTATGGGTACCCCTACTCGTGCAGTTGTAGCTGCCGGCTACAAGGCTATGGCACAAGGCTTAGTATAAGTCTTTAGTTAGCTAACTAAAGGGAGCCTTGTGCTCCCTTTTTTTATAGGAGACATCATGGGCAAACATATAAAAACTGCTATGGACGAAAGATTCATAAATGAATTAGCTACTGAAGTCTATAAGTTAGACCCAGAAAACGAAAAGCTAAAAGAACTCAGCTCACTCCCAAACTATGAAGGTGGTGAGTTAAAGAAACATCTGCAAGAAATTAAAAAAAGTAAATAGATGGTATAACTATAATAACATGGTGAGCTACTTTGCTCCAAACAAAACACTCACCTTAATAAACTGATATAAAGGAGATAAATTATGTCGAAAATTAAAGTAGGAATCATTGGAGTTGGTTCCTGTGCAAAAAGCCTAGTTGAGGGCATTCAATACTACAACGAAAATCCTGAAGATAAAATTGGTTTAATGTACCCTGATATTGGTGGGTATGGAACTAAAGATATCGAATTTGTAATGGGTTTTGATATAGATGTACGTAAAGTAAATAAACCATTAGCTGAAGCTTTAAGAGCTGCACCTAATTGTTCTATGAATCATGTTGAAACAATCTATACAAATGGTGATAGTAATTCAAGCTGTGTAAAATCTAAAGCAATGGTCTATTCAGCACCAGAGCTAGATGGTATCGCACCTCACATGCATGACTATCCAGATGAAGTCACATTTGTAAATGGTGCAATTCCAGCTGAGTCTTTTGATAGAACAGTAGAGTTAATCAAGTATCATAAAGTAGATGTACTTATTAATTATCTACCTGTAGGTTCAGAAGATGCTACAAAATATTGGATTGATGTTGCATTAGCATCTGGAGTAAACTTTGTAAATTGTATTCCTACATTAATATCTACTGAAGATGCCATGGAAACTGAACAAAGGTTTATTGATGCAGGTTTAACAATTGTTGGTAGTGATATGCGTTCAGCGTGGGGAGCATCTCGTATGTCAGAAGTATTACAAGGCGCAATGCTTGATTCTGGTTTACAAGTCACACAACATATACAAATGAATATGGCAGCTGGTTCTACACAAGGACAAGAAAATATTAGAACTGGCCGTACAGCAAATACAGACTTTTTGAATATGGCAAAACAAGATAGATTGCATTCAAAACATGTATCTAAAGAAAATGTTTTAAAAGGTCAGAATATTGTAAGGGACGAATCAACAGCGGGTATGACACTATTTGCTGGTCCATCATTAACAGTACAGCAAAAACCAGGTGGTGATTACATTCCATCAGATAATAAGATTGCAAACTTTGATATTGTTGCTTATGGTTTTGGTGGTGCAAGGTATGAAATGTCAGCCAGATTATCTGTACAAGACAGTCCAAACTCTGGTGGTGTTGTAGTGTCAGCCATTAGGTTCTGTAGAGTTGCAAATGAAATGGGTATTGTTGGTTATCTTAGAGGTCCAAGTGCATGGACTCAAAAGTCACCACCAGTTCAGTTAAAAACTGATGTAGCAAAAGCTGAATGTGATGCTTTAGCTGAAAGAAAATATACTGAAATGACTACAGCTCAGACCATAGATGCTAGACCAAAAGCTAAAGATTTGCCTCACACATTTCAAGCAGGAAAAACTGACTATGAAAATTAATACATTTGATATTGATGGTGTTATAGACTTTGGTGATACATACACGGGCGTACGTCCATGTGTGAATGACATTATTATTACTGGTCGGTCAGTACATAGTGAAAGAGAAGCTACTGAAAAAATGCTACGTGACCGCGGCATAAATAATATGTTATTTATGAATGACCTGCGAAGAGATGACCCAGAGTATGGCCGTGAAGCTAGTGGTAGGTTCAAAGCTAAAATGATTACAATGCTAAAGAAACAAGGTTATGATATTGGTATGCACTTTGAAGATGATGAAATACAAATTAAAGAAATCAAAAAAGAACATCCTGATTTACATATCGTCCATTTAGTCAGACAAGACGGTATACATCCTTATGAATAAACTATTAGATAAAAGAAACGAAGACAACTTTCAAATATTTAATGAGTGGGTAAAAGAG